ATCCGCAGTTATCTGCTTCCAAACAGTATTGACGGCATCAATAGACTGCCACCAGACAATCTCACAATCATATATACCAGTTTGCATTATTTTTTCACCGGCGTAGCTGGGGGTAATCACCCCATTAGGGTCTGCGCCTGTACTCCTATGTCCACCTTCCTGAACAAAATTTCCATAAGTATCGGCAGTAATAGATTGAAATAGTTGTGTGCCTTTAGCCCAAACCCTCCCAGATGTGCTTTCTTGCCCTCTGGTTACAGACAAACCAGCCGACGACGACGACGCTGAAATATCTATTTTTATAATCTCCCGGTAAAGAGCATTTCTTAAAACTGCATAATAATAATCATCATCGCTCTCCAAGAAATATGCATAATCACCGTTTGGGATAGTTATGGTTGTAGCATCCGCTGTTATGTCGGCCTCAATTTTAGACCTCGCGTTATTGTTAAAGCCTATTGTGTCTGTCATGAGTTCATAGCCTTCCAGGTGGTCCCTGTTGTTTGCTTATACCAAATACTTGTGACCGTATCTAAAACTTCTTCACCTGTAAAATTCGCCGCCAAAGACCCATCAGGAGTGACAACCACCGTTCTGTTGCTTCCCTTTTGGAAGAAGGACTCTAACGTAGTTGCATGCATTCTTAATGATATCGTTGATGCCGCCGCAAAAGAATACGAGGTTGACGCCCTTGTCACAGTCAAGATATCCCCGCTCCTTGAAGTACAAAGAACCCACTCAGAATTTGTACCATCAGTTATTACAGCATAAAAACCTTCATCTGTTGTGATAGAGGGGAATAATGCGCCTTCGCCTGAACCGATTGTTATTAAAACGTCCCCGGTTCCTATTGCTGTCTCTAAAGATCCGGTTGCGTTATTTTCAAATTTATAAACTGTCATATTATTTCATCCCTACTTGTAGATTGCGGTTGAAATATCCAGTGTATCTTTCATCTTTTTCCATGCCCTTGGCAATCTCATACTGCTGCATGTTTTCAGCCGCTTTTGCATCGTCGGTCCATGGCACACCAACCATTGATAACAATTTTGCTTTGGCCCCCTGCATGATCAACCTTCTGTGCCTTGTAAATAAAAAATCAGCCACGCTCGTAGCCGTTTCTGTTGGCCTTAAATTAACTTTTAACAATAATCCTGATGTGCTGCCGGCTGAAGGTATCGGATACAGTATCAAGTTGTCATCAACATCAAGATAATAATAAGTCGGCGCGTCCGCTGTTTCAAATTCCCAATTCGCCACCTTTGTTGCAGCCATCTCTAATAGTGTCGTCGGAGGTATCTCTGTGAATGTGCTATCTGCGGTTCCGTTGGTTTTAAATTTTACACTTTGGATAACAGCAATTTGCCCTTGCAAACCTGCTGCCACAGACAAAGCATAGGAGTTTGTGCCCTCAACCATAGTAATCCTATCCAGGTCGGTATACCATAATAAAGTATCCTCACAAAAATCAATTACTGTCTCACGCAATGCCTTTGTTATTACAAAATTTGGACATCCGGGGACAGAATGGACTATGTCCTCATGCCAAGATGTTAATGTTGTCGCCATATATTATCCTTTCTGTGCCTGGATGCCTAATGTTTGCATGAATCTGGTTTTATACATTTCAGATCGCTGTGCGTTCCCCGGTAAATCTGAATCATCCTCATATGCCCTGTAAAGCATGCCGTTAATAAGGGAATCCACATAATTATCGTCAAGAGGTATAACCCGGCTTTGCCATACATTGTCGGTGTCATAAGTTGTAGTGGTCGGTGTCGCGCTGTATTTTAGTTCAAGGTATCCGGTTCCGTCAGATTGAGGGTAGGTATAAAATTTATTTTTGATGCCGTCTATTCTTGTATAATGCTCTATGGCCGTTGTAGCAGTTTCAGCCGCCCACCCAGGATAAAAATCATCTAAAACGCTTAATGGTATTTCTCTAACCATATCTCCGGCAATTGCACCATCGGTTCCCATGTTCCGGATAACGTCAACTAACGCAATCCCGGCCGTTGGTATTGTTTGTTCAACTCCTGAAATCATCAATTCATTGGATGTTATCGTATTGGCCTTTGGGTCAAGTGATACTATTTCCCGCAATGTTAGATTATAAAGACTAATCAGGTCTGACTCCGACCAATCATCGTTACCTTCATCCTGTATTTTTTTTTCTACTGAGCTTACTAAGAAACCCACTGTAATTGTTGACATATTTAGCTCTCCACATGTTCAATTAGAATCCCATCTGTAAATTCTAATGTGTGTGTAGTACCATCCGTATCTGGTATGGCAATCGTTTTAGTTATGCCAAATTCAGACATAAGTTTGTAGCTGTCATTTGAAGAATCACCCCTTATGCCTTCACGGACTTCAATAAGTTCTTTGATAGATTGAAACAAAAACCTTAATTCAGGGTCACTTCCTCTATATTCAGGTATACCTGGTACAGTTGCCATCTTTAATCCTGTTCTATCAAAAACATTGATTCTGCATTAATTGGGATGGACCTATCCATAATGGTTAAATAATTAAAAAATTGGTTTGTATGGTACATTGTATTGGTTTTTTTCCCGCCAGCATCCCTTTCAATAACTCCATATTGTTTCATTGCTATATAGTTCGTTAACAAGTCAATTTGTAAATGAGACGGTATCCCATCCGGTGTGCTTGAATCTATTGTCATAGCAGTTGGAGATTTATAGTAATGGACCGTTAGCGCCTCACCTTTTGTTATCGTAATATCCTCACTGGCTACTTCATCAACGACTGCTTCAGAAACAGTGCATGAGCTATCATCAGCGGCCACGGTAACTATTGTGAATACACCGTCATTTGAAGTTGAATCCGCGATAAGGATACTATCACCGGCGGTCACGTCTAACCCGTCTCCGCTATCAGAGATTGTCTTTGTGGATGCTGTAAAAGAAATTGTTGTGCCTGATGTTACTGAGTTGGTTGGTATCCCTTGGTAATAAAGGTTACTCCCCATTTTAGATACGATTGAAACATCGCCGACATCATCCATGAGCGGATAATCTTGTGAAAACTCCTTAAATGAGTCATATATTTCAATTTCTTGACCGCTTGTGTTGGCTACAAATTGTAAATCTCTTTGGAAATTTGACGGCAAGCTTGAGTATGCCTTGGACATGGTTGTCCTGACCGTGCCGATTGTAAACAAATCAGGCAGAGGGGAAGACAAGAAATTACCGCTTTTATCTGGAACCATTATTCCAGCTGCTATTACATCAATTGCGTTATTCAACATGGTTTTTATGCGCAAAGGTGACGGCGAGTTCTTCCCCATAATATACTCAACTTCTGAAACTAAACTTGCATAAGTCGTCATTAATAACCTCTCAACTGAAAGTTACGTCAATGAAATTTGTTAAATCCTGTGGGTGTGGGTCTTTTACTCGTTGTCGCTCACCCTTGCCCTTAGCCGGATCTTTAAATGGATGCCTTATATCAAAACACTTATCGCACACAAGAAGCTTTTTGCCGGTCCAGGTTTCGTACCTGCATTGAGACCTGCGCCTTGTAAACCCGCACCTATCGCACTCTACTTTATGATCGCCTGGTATGTATGCCATAGTTTATCCTTTAAAAAGCAGGGGGATTTCTCCCCCTGCGAAATTAAACCAACAATGCAGAGAAGTTTGTCTTTATCGTTGATCCGTCATCGAACTCTAACTATGTTGCCTGAACAGCTATTCCAACAGTCCCAGCGGGTGCTGAACCAGCATCAAGATAAACCCCAACCGCTGTGCTAACTTTTGTTATATTCATGATGGTACAATCCTTAATGAGTATTTCACCCCGCGTTTGAGTTGCACCAAAATCAATAGCTTCGGCAGGTTCGGCTGCTGCAAGTTTCGCATTCCAAAACTCACAACCCCTTATAGTAAGCATTCGTTCAATATCTGTAGCATTTGTTCCATACATTGGACGAATATCAACATGGCCTGCTGTTATCATAAAAATACAATTACAAAATAAACCATCA